CATTACCAGCAGCGCCTGAACCACCACCGCCGCCTCCGCCACCAAAACCACTTCCACCATTATTTCCTTGTGATGGACTTACCGATGGTATATTTCCTGATCCGCCAGCATTTGGTGAATTTCTTCCACCACCACCACCTGAACCACCATTAAATCCAGCACCCAAACCACCACCACCACCGCCAGCAGAAGTGATTGTATCAAAAACTGAACTAGTTCCATTTGCGCCATTATATGGCGCAGTGTCATCGCCTCCACCTGCTCCACCAGAACCAATCGTAATTGTATAAGTGTTTCCAGCAGTCACTGGATATGAAGATCCTATTCTAAATCCACCAGCACCACCACCACCTGCTCCATTTCTAGATGCACCACCGCCACCACCAGCAACGACAAGGTATTCAACTTCAGTCACACCTTCAGGCGCAACCCATAAACCAGACTGTTTAAAAGTGAGAATTACTGTTTTACCTGGTGGAGTAAAATTCCAATTCGGATTTCGATTTGTACTTGGATTTGTGAGTGCATAACGAACAGCGCCGTTCGCACTCATCGCAGAAATACCCTGAATTGAATATAACTTAATGCCCATGTTTATTAGGTAATCTCTGAACCAAATACGCTGAAGGAAATATTTGCATTTGCTGAATAGACAGACAATACGTCTGTGTTGCCCATTGTCACACCAAGTGTTAATGCAATTGAGTCAAGTGCATTAATTGGTGCATCAAAAGCAATGTAATGTTGATTTGCAAGAGCAGCACCAGCAGGTTGAACTGCTAATCTGTACGTTGCATTTGCATTGTTATTTCGATTTGTAATTACAATGGAAGAAATAACAGCCTGTGTTGCGGCAGGAACCGTATACACATTCGAAGTTGATGCTGCGTTTGGAGCAGCTTGTCCTAATACTTTGTATGTAAATGGCATTTAAGCACCCATGAGTAAGAAAGGATGGAGAACCTCAGCACCAGCACCTGTGGCACCTTGTACACCTTGCGCGCCAGCAGGACCTTGTGGACCAGCAGTTCCAGCGATTACAAATACGTCAACGTTTGCATTTGCATCTGGTGCGCCATCAAAAGTGAGTGTTGTTGAAGATACGTTATATTCGTTATTTCTTTGAAGAACGCGATCAACAAAGACAAGAGCGTGATCTTCATTAAATGGTGTCGTTGTAAGTGTAAAGTCAACAGCAACGCCATTTGCAAGGAATGAATTTCTTGTTACAGAAATTGCTGCTGAACCAGAGTCCCCCTTATCTCCCTTTGTGCCTGTTCCTGCTGCGCCTTGAACACCCTGAGAACCCTGAGCGCCAGCAGTACCCTGAACACCTTGGAATCCTTGAGCACCTTGTGGACCACCTGATGCACCTTGTACACCTTGGAATCCTTGTTCGCCCTTTGCGCCAGTTGCACCAGTTGCACCTTGAGCGCCAGCAGTACCAGTAATATGATAAGCATCAATTACGTCATTTGTATCTGGCGCCACATCAAACGATAGAGTCGTAGAACTTACATTGTATGCGCTGTTACGTTGGAATACATTGTTAACGAATACAAGCACTTGATCTTCATTAAGTGGTGCAGTTGCCAAAGTAAACGAATTTGTATTACCATCACCAACAAAAGAATTTCTTGCTACAGCAATTGCTGCTGCAGCAGAACCAGGCGCGCCTTGTACGCCTTGGAATCCTTGAGCACCTTGTGCACCGCCGCCACCGCCACCGCCGCCTGAGCCAGCAGGACCAACTTCTACCCATTGAGTGCTGTCGCCGTCGTTGATATATTTGAATAGCAATCCAAGGTCAGTATCAAACCATTCATCACCCTCTGCTGGCGACACTGGTGCTGTTGCACCACTTGTGTAGATCACAGCACCTGTAGGAATCTCACCTTTAGCGCCTTGCACACCCTGTGCACCTTGTATACCTTGAGAACCTTGTGCACCTTGTGCGCCAACAGAACCTTGAACGCCTTGTTCACCTTGAGCGCCCTGAGAACCAACAGCACCTTGAGCACCTTGTACGCCTTGAGTACCTTGAGCACCGACGGCACCTTGTTGACCTTGAGAACCTTGTACGCCTTGAGAACCTTGTGCGCCCTGAACGCCTTGAGCACCCTGAGAACCAACAGAACCTTGAGCGCCTTGCACACCTTGAGCGCCCTGAGAACCAACAGCACCTTGAGCACCTTGAACGCCTTGAGCGCCCTGAGAACCAACAGCACCTTGAGCACCAACAGCGCCCTTATCGCCTGATCGTGCAAATTCAATTACGAGACCTTCACCGCTTGATGGACGTGCGCCAGAAACATACGTTACATCATATTCAACCCATCCAACATTATCAACAAGACTATTGATTTGGAATATTGTTGAAGTAGGATCGCTAGGATTATTTGATTTAATAATCAAGTAGCCCTTAACAGCATTTGTTGAATCATCAGCAGTTAAGAGATATGCGCTAAAGTCTGTTGATGTGACATCTAGATCGCTGATGGCTACTTTTGTTACACTACCAATTGCTGAATTATTATAACGAATTAATCCAGTTCCTGGATCCGCCATCGTTACCGTTGTATTGAACGTATAACGCAATCCACCTTTATCGCCTGTTGAGCCTTGTGCGCCTTCTGTACCTTGTGCACCGACAGCTCCTTGTGCGCCTTGTGCACCCTGTACGCCCTGGAATCCTTGTTCACCCTGCGCACCAACAGCGCCTTGTGCGCCTTGTGCACCTTGAACGCCTTGAGAACCTTGATGTCCTTGATAACCTTGTTCACCCTGCGCACCGACAGCACCTTGAGCGCCTTGCACACCCTGTGCTCCCTGCTCACCTTGTGCACCAACAGCACCCTGTACGCCTTGATCGCCCTGAGCACCAACAGCACCTTGTTCACCCTGAGCACCGACAGCACCTTGTGCGCCAGTCGCACCTTGAACACCTTGTGGACCAGTGTCACCAACGTCACCAGTTCGCGCAAACGTGATTATAACATCATCATTATTATTTGGAGACCAACCGCTACCAGAAAGATAAGCACAGTTAGCGGTGAAGTAACCTGAATTATTTGTAAGAGCAGATATGGTATAAAATGCAAAACTTGTAGAATCAAACTTTGCTGAAATTCTAAAGTGACCCTTGATCGTCGATGTTGAATCGTCGATTGTTGTTAAGAAATTTTGAATGTCAGTTGAACCGTCATCTAAATTATCAATATAAAGTTGTGTTGCAAGCGCAAGTACACTATTGTTTAATTTTAAACGTCCAGTTCCAGGATCTGTTGCATTTGTGTTAGTATCAAAAGTATAATCAAAAGTTGCGCCACCAAAGTTACCATCACGACCTTGTGCACCTTGAACGCCCTGAGCACCTTGAGCACCTACTTCACCTTGTACACCTTGATCGCCCTGCACACCTTGTGAACCTTGAGCGCCAACAGAACCCTGTGCACCTACGTCACCTTGTACGCCTTGTGAACCTTGTTGACCTTGGTGTCCCTGATGACCTTGATCGCCTTGCACACCTTGTGCACCTTGTACACCCTGTTCGCCCTGTGGTCCTTGTACACCTTGATGACCTTGAACGCCTTGAGCACCTTGCTGACCTTGTGAACCTTGAATGCCTTGTTCACCTTGGTGTCCTTGGAAACCTTGTTCACCCTGCACACCTTGTGCACCCTGTGCACCTTGTGCACCTTGACGTCCTTGTTCACCCTGGAATCCTTGGAGTCCTTGCGCACCTTGAACGCCCTGTTCACCTTGACGTCCCTGATGACCTTGTGCTCCTTGCTCACCTTGGAAACCCTGCTCACCTTGATGACCTTGATGACCCTGGAAGCCTTGCTCACCTTGGAAACCTTGATCGCCTTGATGCCCTTGATGACCTTGCTCGCCTTGATAACCTTGATGACCCTGATCACCTTGACGTCCTTGTGCTCCTTGAACGCCTTGGAAACCTTGTGCTCCCTGTTCGCCTTGGAATCCTTGGTGTCCTTGTTCACCTTGGAAACCTTGATCGCCTTGATGTCCCTGATGACCTTGCTCGCCTTGGAAACCTTGATGACCTTGTGAACCTTGTTCGCCTTGACGACCTTGAGCACCTTGCTCGCCTTGCGCACCAATAGTGCCTTGAACACCTTGATAACCTTGTGCGCCCTGTTCACCTTGAACACCCTGGAAGCCCTGTTCACCTTGATGACCTTGATGACCTTGAACTCCTTGGAAACCTTGAGCGCCTTGCTCTCCTTGAACACCCTGGAAGCCCTGTGCTCCCTGCTCACCTTGTGCACCAACAGCACCTTGTATACCTTGATAACCCTGCTCACCCTTGTCGCCGCGATCACCAGTACGCACAAACGAAAGTGTTACCGCAGTTGTATTTGCTAGGTTTGATATACCACTTGTCCAAGCAACTGGAACATTGAAGTGATCTAGATCATTAGTGTGTAATCCATTAATACTGAAGAATGCAAACTCACTAACGTTTGCTGTGTTAGCAATCTTAAACGTGCCCTTGATTGTTGACGTTGAATCATCAATCGTTTGCAAGAAGTTGAATACATTCGCTGAATTTTGATCAAGGAAACTAATGTATAATGTGTTTGCTGTATTAAATGGATTTACATTAAACTGTACTAATCCATTTCCAAGATTAACTGGATCGTTAGTTTCGACTCTGAATTCATATTCAAAAGATGCACCGCCAAATTCACCAGTTTCACCTTTGGCGCCAGTTGTACCTTGTACACCTTGATTTCCTTGAACACCTTGAAAGCCTTGAGATCCTTGTTCACCCTGTACGCCTTGAAAGCCTTGAGATCCTTGTTCACCCTGTACGCCTTGGAAGCCTTGTTCACCCTGATGACCCTGATGACCTTGTACACCCTGGAAACCTTGTGAACCTTGTGCACCTTGTTGACCCTGTGAACCTTGAACGCCTTGTTCGCCTTGGTGTCCTTGGAAGCCTTGTGAACCTTGTTCACCCTGTACGCCTTGGAAACCCTGAGAACCCTGAGCGCCCTGGTGTCCTTGAGCGCCTTGCACACCTTGGAACCCTTGCTCGCCTTGATGACCTTGGAAACCTTGTGCGCCTTGAGCACCTTGTACGCCTTGTTCACCTTGGTGTCCTTGGAACCCTTGCTCACCTTGATGTCCCTGATGACCTTGTTCACCTTGGTGTCCTTGGAACCCTTGCTCACCTTGATGACCTTGTGAGCCTTGTACGCCCTGTTCACCTTGATGACCTTGGAAACCCTGTGAACCTTGTTCACCCTGCACACCTTGAGAACCTTGACGCCCCTGATGACCTTGCTCGCCCTGTACGCCTTGAAAACCTTGTGCTCCCTGCTCGCCTTGATGACCCTGGAAGCCTTGCTCACCTTGGTATCCTTGCGCGCCTTGTTCACCCTGTACACCTTGAGCACCACCAACAGTTGGTGTAAAAATACTTACTGTATTGCCAGAAACTGTAACAATAGAAACGCCACCTGGATCGCCAACGATTTTAAGTGTATCGTTATGGCTTTCTGTATTTGTGAGGCGAGCCTGCACGTTTGTGCCATCCACAAATACTGTATTCGCATTTAATGTTTGGGCAATGACTGTTGTATCTACGGTTACATTACCATAAATTCGTGTATTGCCTTGTAATTTTGCCATTTTTTAAATTTTACCCAATTGGTTATCTAATATTTATTTTACTCTAAAACCCATATCGAGTTTTAGTTAGATCATAATTTTGTTTAATTTCATCTGCAGTTAATGTTACATCATAAGTAAGTGCTTGCGACATTCTACCATTTAATAAATTACCACCAGCGCTAAAACAGGCTATATTTGTGGAACCATCTCCTGGTAATGCAGTAGTCCAAGAATATGTGCTATCTTGAGTACCATTTACATATAATGTAAAACCAACTGCAACATCAAACGTTAATGCTACATTATACCACTTGTTTAAATCAAATGTTGCTGTAGAACCATATGCCATAAAATTGCCAAAATTTGTATGCCCTGAATAAACTTTATTTGTCGAAGTTCCGAAATATAAAAAATGTCCACTCGTACCGCTGATTAAATTATTATCATTATAAGCGTTTAAATAAAACCAAACTTGTTTCGTATAGTTATTCGCGCCAAGAACTCTTCCACTGCTCGTCCCATATTGATTTGAACCATTAAATGTAAAATACCTTGGCGAACTATTTGTAAATGTTGGACTATTATATAATGTTACGTCATTTGCAGTTCCAGCACTTATGTCAAACCAAGTTGATCCAGAGTTTGGATAACTTACATTTTCTTCAGCATCTAATTGTAATGTCAATCCTCGCGTTACAATATTAATTTCATTAAAAATATTTGCAACTAAAATTCGACCATCATTTGTTTTTCTTTGCGCTAAACCGTTCGTCAATGGACTAATTGTCACTTCATCAAACTCGGCAGCGCGCAAATATGTTTTGCTTTCACTGATTGTCGATTGAGTAACTTCATCAAGTGAACTAAAAACATTTAACGTGCCGTCACTTTTTATTTGCGAAGATCTTGCCATAATTAGATAAACACTGTATCAATGCTATTTTCTGAATCGTTATAATATTGATAGGCAACAATTACTCCAGTTGTATTCTTATACTGAACATTTGCAGCAGCAAGTTTATTCGTTGACAACATATTGCTTGCGGTGTTAAACGTCAAGTCTGCATCACCACCAAACACACCATTGTTGTTAAACAATACTTGAGTGTTTGTCGTATTTGCTAGTGGTACACTGAACGTTACACTTTGTGGTACTGAATTACCATTTCCGCTGATAAGAATATTATCACCAGAAATTAAATTGACAGTATCGAGACCAGAAGCAACAAGTTGATTGACGCCATTTACTTGCCAGTTCTTGAACGTACTATTAAGTTGAATAGTGACGGTGTTAGAACTTTCATCAACAACAGCCATTCCCGAATCAGCGTCGAACTGAATCGTATTGATGTTGCTAAATGTATTAACAACAGTATTGTTGCCTGCATAAACTTCTTTAATCGTAATTGGTGCATTGGCTTTATCGTACGCATTATTGGCTTGTAGATATGCAGCATTGGCTTGACCATATGCATTACCAGCAGCAGTTGTTGCAGTATTTGCTTGGTCATAAGCACCACCAGCTTGTGTTCGAACATCATCAAATGAGTAGAACGTTGTGCCATTGTCTGACCAACCCCACTTGTCTGTATTTTCATTCCAGCGCAAGAAGGTGTCTGGTTGATCCCCACGATTAACTGTTACACTTGCATTAAGCGATGGTGCACCAGTTGCATTTGAGTTGAGGATGATTTCATTGTCTTCAACAAGCAACGTCTCAACATTAAGTGTCGTGCTGTTGCCAAGTATTTCAAGATTACCTTGAACAACAAGGCTACCTGTAATCGTACCACCAGCAATGTTAAGTTTTAGATTTGCTTCAGCATATGCAGCATTGGCTTGATCGTAAGTCTGACCAATTAATGCTTCGAGGTTTGCATTATTTTGACCAATGAAAACCGTATTCGCAATAATACCGTTTGTTGAGACATTACCATCAACACTACTAATTATAGCATTGCCAAGGAAGATTGAGTTGTTGCTCAAATAAATGTCACGGAAACGATTGGTGCTTGTACCGATATCGTAGGTAACATTTGACTCAGGAACAATATTTCTTGTTGTTAATAGTCCAGATACACTTACATTATTATTAAATTGAGCATTGCGTGTCGTAAATGTATTTGATGCAAGATCAAATGTTAAGTTAGCAGAACCAGCTGGGTTGTCTTGATTATTGAATACAATTTGTGTATTCTGTCCAGCAACTGGTCCAACTTCACCCTGTACGCCTTGGAAGCCCTGGGAACCCTGCTCACCTTGAGCGCCAACAGTGCCTTGCACGCCTTGGAAACCTTGCTCACCTTGGAATCCTTGGAAGCCCTGCTCACCTTGTGCACCAACTTCGCCTTGAACGCCCGCCTTGGTGTCCCTGAGATCCTTGAATACCTTGAGCGCCTTGAGCACCAACAGTACCTTGTACACCTTGGAAGCCTTGAGCGCCTTGCTCTCCTTGACGCCCTTGAGCACCTTGTACGCCTTGGAAGCCTTGTGCTCCTTGCTCACCTTGGAATCCTTGTTCGCCTTGATGACCTTGAGCACCTTGTACGCCCTGGAAGCCTTGCTCACCTTGTACACCTTGGAATCCTTGTTCGCCCTGATGACCTTGTTCACCCTGACGCCCTTGTGATCCTTGTACACCTTGGAAGCCCTGTTCGCCTTGACGCCCTTGGAATCCTTGCTCACCCTGATGACCTTGGAAGCCTTGTGCTCCTTGCTCACCTTGTGCACCAATCGTTCCTTGAACGCCTTGGAAACCTTGTGAACCTTGTACGCCCTGGAATCCTTGCTCACCTTGATGCCCTTGGAAACCTTGTTCACCTTGGAATCCTTGTTCACCTTGGAAACCTTGGTGTCCTTGGAAACCTTGTTCGCCTTTATCGCCACGATCACCAGTACGAACGAAAGAAATCGTTACATTCGTTAGATCAGTGAAACTTGTTACGCCACTAGTGTGTGCAACAGGAACGGAGAAGTAATCGGCAACATGAGCATGTGTACCATTGATGCTAAAGAAAGCAAATTCGTTTACGTTTGCAGTGTTGGCAATTTTAAAACTACCTTTGATTGTCGAAGTTGAATCGTCAATCGTTTGTAGATAGTTGAATACATTTGCGCTGTTACTGTCAACAAAATCAATATACAATCTTGTTGCAGTTGAAATGTCTGCGGAATCAAATTTTAGATTAGCAATACCTGGATCAGTGTTTGCAGTGTTTGACAAGAAGATGTATTCAAACGATGCTCCACCAAATTCACCGATTTCACCTTTCTGTCCTACAAGACCTTGATTACCTTGTACACCTTGGAAGCCCTGTTCGCCTTGGTATCCCTGATGACCTTGAACGCCTTGGAAGCCCTGTTCGCCTTGGAAGCCTTGGAAGCCCTGTTCGCCTTGGTATCCCTGATGACCTTGAACGCCTTGTGCTCCTTGTACACCCTGAGCTCCTTGTACACCTTGTGCCCCTTGAATACCTTGGAAGCCCTGTTCACCCTGAACACCTTGTTCACCTTGACGTCCTTGTGCACCTTGAATACCTTGATTACCCTGTACACCTTGATGACCTTGAACGCCTTGAGCGCCTTGAACACCCTGCTCGCCTTGAACGCCCTGTTCACCTTGACGTCCCTGATGACCTTGAACGCCTTGAGCGCCTTGATAACCCTGTTCACCTTGGAAACCTTGTGAACCTTGTTCACCTTGGCGACCCTGATGACCTTGAACACCTTGAACACCTTGTTGTCCTTGAACGCCTTGGAAACCTTGTGAACCTTGTTCACCTTGATGTCCCTGGAATCCTTGATCGCCTTGATGACCTTGGAATCCTTGTTCACCTTGGCGACCCTGTGCACCTTGAACACCTTGTGCGCCTTGATAACCTTGCTCACCTTGGAAACCTTGAGCGCCTTGCTCGCCTTGGAATCCTTGGTATCCTTGTTCACCTTGGTGTCCTTGATGACCCTGTGATCCTTGAACACCTTGGAATCCTTGGGCACCTTGTTCACCTTGGAATCCTTGAGCGCCTTGTTGACCTTGTGAACCCTGACGTCCTTGTGAACCTTGTACACCCTGTTCGCCTTGGAAACCTTGAGCGCCTTGTTCACCCTGACGTCCTTGAACGCCTTGATGACCTTGAACACCTTGGAAACCCTGTTCACCTTGTGTTCCTTGGAAACCTTGTTCGCCTTGTGTACCTTGAGATCCTTGTACACCTTGGAAGCCCTGTTCGCCTTGATGACCTTGATAACCTTGCTCACCTTGGAAGCCTTGTGAACCCTGCTCGCCTTGAACGCCAGCAAAACCTTGTTCACCTTGATAGCCCTGCTCACCCTGATGACCTTGGAAACCTTGATCGCCTTGTGTTCCTTGGAAACCTTGTTCACCTTGACGACCCTGTGCACCCTGCACACCCTGTTCACCCTGTACGCCTTGGAAGCCTTGTGAACCTTGCGTGCCTTGCACACCTTGGAAGCCTTGTTCGCCTTGACGTCCCTGATGACCTTGAACACCTTGCGCACCTTGTGCACCTACATCGCCACGATCGCCAGTGCGAGCAAATGTAATTAATACATCATCATTGTTACTGAACGATGAATCTGCTCCCGAAACATAACTACAATCTACTTCAAAATAATTGTTTTGTACAGCAAGAGAAGAAATTGTGTAGAGAATATAGTTGTTTGAATCAAACTTACTTGTAACTCTAAAATGTCCTTTAATTAATGATGTTGAATCATCAATTGTAATAAGGAAGTTATAAACGTTTGATGTATTGTCATCAAGATTGTCAATATAAAGTTTATTGACTGCGGTTAGATCTGCATTATTAAATCTTAAGAAGCCACTTCCTGGATCAGTATTTGCAGTGCTGCTGCTATAGGTGTAATCAAATGTGGCGCCACCAAAGTTGCCGTCGCGACCTTGATAACCTTGCGAACCTTGTACACCTTGTGCTCCTTGCTCACCTTGAGCGCCTTGGCGTCCTTGGAAACCTTGCTCACCCTGACGTCCTTGTGCACCCTGTGCTCCCTGTACGCCTTGGAAGCCTTGTGCTCCTTGCTCACCTACAAGACCTTGTAAACCTTGTGCACCCTGCACTCCCTGTTCACCTTGTGGTCCTTGGAAACCTTGTTCACCCTGACGCCCCTGATGCCCTTGAACACCTTGTGCGCCTTGAATGCCTTGGAAACCTTGTGAACCCTGTACACCTTGTGCACCTTGACGTCCCTGGAAACCTTGTTCACCTTGAGCGCCCTGTCGACCCTGTTCACCTTGGAAACCTTGCAAACCTTGAGCGCCTTGAACACCTTGCTCACCCTGTACGCCTTGTTCACCCTGTCGTCCTTGGAAACCCTGCTCACCTTGACGACCCTGGGAACCTTGCTCACCTTGACGTCCCTGTGCACCCTGTACACCTTGGAAGCCTTGATTTCCTTGATCACCTTGATGACCTTGGAAACCTTGTTCGCCCTGAACACCTTGCGCGCCCTGCACGCCTTGTTCACCTTGACGCCCTTGAGCACCCTGTACACCTTGGAAACCTTGTTGACCCTGTACACCTTGTGCACCCTGTACACCTTGGAAACCTTGTTGCCCTTGAACGCCCTGGAAGCCTTGCTCGCCCTGAACGCCTTGTTCACCCTGTACCCCTTGGAAACCTTGTTCACCTTGTACACCTTGGAAACCTTGTGAACCTTTATCGCCTTGATCGCCAGTGCGAACAAATGTAATATACAATTCAGTGTTTGATGCGAATGCTGTTCCTACAAGTGTTGATTGTAGCAATGCAACTGGTACAGCAAAGTAACCATTTTGATGAGCATGTGAACCATTAATAGAATAGTAGACATATTCATTGGTGTTTGCAACATTTGCAGCTTTAAAGTGACCTTTGATTACTGATGTTGAATCGTCAATTGTTTGCAAATAGTTGTAAGAGTTTGCACCATCAGCATCGATGGTGTCAATGTACATGAACGTAGCAGTAGAAAGATTTGAATTATTAAATGCTACATTTGCGATACCAGGATCAGTATTTGATGTGCCTGTTTGATAGAAATAGTCGAAAGTCGCGCCACCAAAGTCGCCAACTTCACCTTTAGAACCTACAGATCCTTGTACACCTTGGAAACCCTGTTCACCTTGGAAACCTTGTGCTCCTTGAGCACCTTGTGCACCTTGAACGCCTTGGTGACCTTGAACGCCCTGTGCACCTTGTGCGCCCTGACGACCTTGTTCACCTTGATAACCTTGAGAACCTTGCTCGCCTTGGAAACCTTGATGACCCTGCTCACCTTGACGTCCCTGTTCACCTTGACGACCTTGATTACCTTGAACGCCTTGCTGTCCCTGTCTGCCTTGAGCGCCTTGTACACCTTGGAAACCTTGTTCACCCTGTACACCCTGCTCACCTTGACGTCCTTGCTCTCCTTGAACGCCTTGGAAACCTTGTTCACCTTGACGACCTTGTTCACCTTGACGACCTTGAGCGCCCTGGAAACCCTGAGCGCCTTGAATACCTTGTGGACCTTGATCACCAATATCGCCAGTACGAGCAAATGTGATAATAACTTGTGTATTGTTACCAAATGTCGATACGGAACCTTCAACATACGCCGCATTAACAGTAAAGTATCCTGAATTTTCCGTAAGAGAAGAAATCGTGTAAATAGCAAATTCAGACGTAGCACCACGTTCAGATACTTTAAAATGACCTTTTAGCGTTGATGTTGAATCATCAATTGTTCTTAAAAAACTTTGAATATCATTATTTTCAGTATCAACATCGTCAATGTAAAGCGTATTTGCTAAACTTAATTGAGAATTGTTGAATTTTAGATAACCTGCTCCTGGGTCAGAAGCAGTTATATTGTCTGAGAAGGAATATTCAAAAGATGCGCCGCCAAAGTTACCATCGCGACCTTGAAAACCTTGTGCGCCTTGTTCGCCTTGATGACCCTGTGATCCTTGTTCACCTTGACGACCTTGTGCACCTTGTTGACCTTGAACGCCTTGTGCGCCCTGTATACCTTGGAAACCTTGTGATCCTTGTTCGCCTTGGTCTCCTTGTACGCCTTGGAAACCTTGTTCGCCTTGATAACCTTGATCGCCCTGAACCCCTTGGAAACCTTGTGAGCCCTGCTCACCTTGCGCACCGACAGCACCTTGAATGCCTTGATTACCTTGCGCACCGACAGCACCTTGTACACCTTGATGACCTTGTATACCTTGTGCGCCAGTTGAACCTTGAACACCCTGTGCACCTTGGAATCCTGCTTCACCCTGAGGTCCTTGATCGCCAGCTAAACCTGTACCGCCAGTTTCGCCTTTATCGCCTTTATCTCCAGTTGCACCTTGTACGCCTTGGAAACCTTGCTCACCTTGGAAACCTTGGAAGCCTTGTTCACCTTGTTGTCCTTGTGAACCTTGAGCGCCTTGAACACCTTGTGCACCTTGTGTACCCTGAACGCCCTGATAACCTTGTTCACCAAAGTCGCCTTTTTGACCTTTTTGACCTTGTGCGCCTTGCTCGCCTTGTGCTCCAGCTAAACCTTGCGGACCTGTGACTGCTGATACAAGTTGATCCCAAGTTGCACCATTCCACACATAGACTACATCCCCAACTGTAAACTGTTGGTTAACTACTGGTGAATCAGGAAAATTTGGTATTGACATCTATGATCACACTGGTACTTTGGTTCTTGAAATATTTAGGGTATTAACAGCGAATACTGGATCAAATAGAAGTCTCATTTGACCTGAATTTATATCAGCGCCAAAAGAACCCAAGTAAGAACCAGTAGTAACTGTAGCATATTCTGTCATGTAAACTGTTGTTCCATTATGCAATAAAAGAATTTCAGTTGCTTGATAAGAAGCGCCGCTCTTAATTTGAATTAAATATTTGACTGTGCGGTATTCGCTTGTTGGTAGTATGTCAACAACAGTTTGTGCGACAGTAGAGGTTGATCCTGTGTTTGCAGAAATTGTAATATTGTTTACTTTGTATTGTGTAGCATTAATTGTTAAATCATTATTAGATTCAATCAATCTGCTGCTTACGTTTAATTTAGTTCCATTTTGCAGTACTGATACATTACCTGTAAACGTATCGCCAGCACGATTTGCCTTTTCTTGATACAAAGTATTTGCTGTAGCAATTGAAGCAGCAGTATTCGCGTCACTAAAGAATAAATTGCTTGATGTATTTACAACTGGGGATGGTGTGAGTGAAACCCACTGTACACTATCACCATCATTGTAGTAGATGTAGAATTTACCAGTATTTGCTCTCCACCAGAGAGCAGTATTTGAATTTGCTGAACCTGGTGGTGTATCTGAAATATAAAGTTCAGTGTTACCGTAAGCAGAAATGCCACTGCCGCCAAGTTTAGGATTATCAAAGATAAGAATGACTTTATTATTGGTTGGATCATCAGTACCAGAAATTGTTAAATTAGAAGTATTTGCGCTTCTAAAATCTAACGTTCTTCTCTCACCAACCGCTGTATTTGCAACTTGAATAGGAACAGTATCGGTTCCTGCAACACCTTGTGCACCTTGAATACCTTGTGCACCTTGAACGCCTTGAACGCCTTGTGCACCAATAGCACCTTGTTCACCTTGTGCTCCTGCTGCACCTGTTGCGCCTTGAACACCTTGCGCGCCAGTAGCACCTTGTTCGCCTTGCTCGCCTTGTGCTCCTGCTGCACCTTGAACGCCTTGTGCACCTTGAGCGCCAGCAGCACCCTGTGCGCCAGAACCAGAAATTGAAGAGAATGCTGTATATGTTACGCCATCATCAGTCCATTCCCACTTGTCAGAAGTTTCATTCCAACGAAGTGCAACATTTGCATTCGCACCGCGATTGACTGTAATCAATGCATCAAGAGATGGTGCACCAGTAACATTTGAATTGAGAATAATTTCATTATCTTCAACAGATAATGTTGTGACGTTTAATGTTGTACTGTCGCCAAGAACAGCAAGATTGCCAGAAACTATTAAGTCTCCAGTAATAGTTCCGCCAGCAATTGGTAGTTTTGTATTTGCTGCTTCATAAGCAGCATTGGCTTGATCATACGCAGGACCTGATGGTGCAATTGAAATATTTGAAACACCAGTAATACGACCTTTTGAATCAACAGTTACTGACGCAACATTAGAAGCATTACCGTAAGTTCCTGCAACAACACCAGTTGTTCCTAATGTAAATCCAACATTTGCATTACCAGAAGCAGCACCTGCTCCTGCACCAACAGATACAATCACATCTGCAGTGTTTGTAAAATTAAGTTGTTGCTTACTTAATGTTGAACCACCATTTGCAGAAATACGAACCGTATTTGCAGCAAGATCTACAGTTGGTACCAATGCATTAAGAACAAACGTGTTTAAATCTGTAAATAATCCAGTAAGATCAAAAACTTCACTGCGCGCTAATTTAGCCTGTTCAAATGCTACATTAACAGTGTTTGCTGTTGCAGCAAGAGTTATGCTTGTATTATTAACATTATCGCTTAACTGAACAACACCAGTGTGTGTTGTATTTCCTTGGCGAATTGTAATATTTGCAACAACAACATTATTAGTATTTGAAGTTGATACTGAAAGTAATTCCCCTCCAATAGTTTCAACTTTTAAATTTGCACGTTCAGTTGTATCGTTAATCCAAGTTTGAACGTTATAGCCAGCAAGATTAATTGTGTTTGCTGTTAAACTTGAAATTGCAATTTCATCATCAACAGTTGTGCTGACTTGAGTGTTGCCGAGGAACAATGTAGTTCCTGACAAATAAAGATCGCGGAAACGTTTTGTAGGAGTACCAAGATCGTAGGTGACATCTAAATTAGGAACAATATTTTGAGAGATGATCGTCGCAGCAACATTTAAGTTGCCCGTCATCGTATCGCCAGCCTTTAGAACGCGAGTATTTGCATCATCATATGCTGCATTGGCTTGATCATATGCACTATTGGCTTGTAAGTAAGCGGCATTGGCTTGATCATATGCACTATTGGCTTGATTGAATGCAGCGATTGAATTTACATCGTCGCCTTTATCACCTTTAGAACCTTGAACGCCTTGTGCGCCTTGTAAACCCTGAGCGCCAACTTCACCTTTGTCGCCAACAACACCTTGTGCACCCGTTGCACCCTGAGAACCAACAGCACCTTGAGCCCCTTGAACGCCTTGCGCTCCAGTTTCACCTTTATCGCCTGTTGCGCCTTGCGCACCAGCAATTCCAGAAGAACCTTGAACGCCTTGAAAACCTTGCGCGCCAGTTTCACCTTTATCGCCAACAGCACCTTGAGCGCCATTTACGCCAGCAACACCTTGTGCGCCTTGAATACCTTGAGGACCAACATCACCTTTTGCTCCCGCTGCACCTTGAACGCCTTGTGCACCAGTATCGCCTTTGTCGCCCTTTGCACCAGGAACGAAAGAATCTGCACCAGCTGCGCCTTGTGCACCAGGTGCACCTTGAACGCCTTGTGCACCTGTTGCGCCTTGAACACCTTGTGCGCCAACTCCAGCAAATGTTCCTGGAATACCTTGTGCACCCTGTACACCTTGGAAACCTTGTTGTCCTTGAACGCCTTGATGACCTTGAACACCTTGTGCGCCAGAACCAGTTGCACCTTGAACGCCTTGATGACCTTGAGCGCCTTGAACGCCTTGACGACCTTGAAACCCTTGATCACCCTGAGGACCACCAGGAGTGCCTGGGGCACCTTGAACACCTTGTGCGCCTTGAGAACCTGCTGCGCCAGCAAGTGGAGCGCTGCCAGTTGTAAGTTTAACTGTACCGACGGTATTTCTATTTGTTAGATTAATCTTCATCTAGATACCTGTGGTGTGACTGTTACTATGCCTTCCATAATTCTGATAGTCACATTCGAGGTATCCGTCATTTTTACGTCATAGACATATCGCCCAGGAGTAATATTTGAGGTTACTGCTGAACTCATGGTAATGTTTAAATTCCCATTAGCACCGTTAACAATTGAAATAACTAAATTTGCGGTTGGGTTTGTTGAATAATATGATTTACGAATTTGTCCTGTGAATGCGTAACCTGTGACGTTTATGGGAGACCCATCGTCCTCGGTTAGATCCATATTTGTGAAGTAGTCAGCTCCCTGATCTACATACAAATCTGTGTAAGCCATCAATTATCTCTTAGAAATTCATAGGTTAGTGTTTTGAGTGTATCGAAATCAGTACAATTCACTATCCTTGTATCTGATGGCAAGTCTCTTAATTTTTGTTTTTTAGCGGCAATTGTTGCTTTTAGAGCAACATCACCAACTTCATCTGCGCGTTGATATTCAACGTCTAGTTTAGATAATTCGTTATTTCTTAATGGACGAATATATTCTAAAAAGCATTCTTTTGCTTTTTCCATATTAATAGAAAAAGAAATTGGAGAGGAATTATCGTCTAAATTAGCTGACCAAGCGATCCAATAAGAAACATCTTTTGTATTGGATGAAAAAACCTGATCAAGTTCTGCTTTTTCTGCTTCGTTATCCGTATCGACGACCTTGTATTTTGAGCCTGCAGGAATATCTTTCGCTACGGTGGCTTCGAAAGAAAGTTCGCCTGTTGGGAATAAGATTGCGAAAGAACCGCCGTTATTCTTCAGATCATCGTTTGTGTACACGGCTAATTTCATACTCATATTCTCCTAAAATTCTATGCATTCACAGATAACTATATTTATTAATTTCCCTATTACCTTATGGCGCGGAATCAACTTCCATCGTAACTTGCGCAGTATCTACCACCGCTAATGTAGCAGCATTACGAATTTGTACAGTAAAGGTTGTTGTACTGAAACTGTTTTCAGACGTTAATGTCCAATTTTGCGTAGTTCCTAGGTTTACCCAAGTATCAAATGTGCCGCCAGGGGTTCCAGTGCCACCACTATTTACGCTAACGAAAGCCTCGTAATTGCTCGCTGAGCCGCTGAGAAGCCATTGTCCAGAAATTGCAGTTAATGTTCCAGAGCTGATTGTTCGGAATGCGCCCCCAGAAGAAGCCAAGCGATATGTTGCAGTTGCACTACCACCAATACCAGCCAACGAGAAATTCGACGCTGTAACATTCGTTATTTCAACAGAAGAGGCGGCTACGATATCACCAACAATTATAACGCTTCCATCTGCTGGAATAAAATATTGTGTATTATTAATATTTTCACCACTTACCGCAAAAGCCACTTGAGTATAATTAGTGTCTTTTAAATAGGTTTGCAAATGCCCAGATCCAGAATAAAAGAAACCTGTTTCTGAAGAATTTGGTTTTCGAGAAGACCCAACTACCGAATAACTTGAACTTGGTAGTGGGTTTGTGAAGTTTAAAGTATAAAGTCTAATTGTACCACCAGCCCAAGATTGATTTGAAATGGATATACTAGATATATTATTACTTGGGGTTGAGGCATTAACACCAGCATCCCCTAAACCACCTTTTTCGCCCTTTGCGCCTTTTTCGCCTTTTGTTGCTCCGATCGATTCGCCCTTTTGACCCTTTTCTCCATCATCACCCACTTCACCGTAACCAAACTCGCCTTTGTCGCCTTTAGCACCTTTTGTGCCACCTACAACTTCACCAACATCACCTTTGAGACCAGCTAACCCCTGAGCGCCTTGCACACCTTGATGTCCAGACAAGCCAGCGAAACCTTGAACTCCTTGTGCGCCTTGAACTCCAGGTTGACCTTTTTGCCCCTTTTGACCTTTAACACCACCTGGACCATCTGGAACTTGTACGTCGATATCAATATCCAAAATTTTAGTATTAGCGACGTTTGCTGTAACAATGACGGAGGAAATACTATTCCCATAAAGGTTAAATCCACGATCAATTGCACCAAAGTTACCTTCAATATAAATTGGCGTTTTTGACGGATATGGATCGCCCTGAATCCAACACATTCCTGAACTATCGCTACCAACAATTAAATCTGTTGTGGTAGTATTTTGGCTATGAATAAATGAGTTTGAAATTAAATTTTTTGTTGCTAAAGTGTTAGCAATTTGAACAAAATTACATTTGTGTTCGTAAAACGTGCATCATCACCATTGTATATTGCTTCATCTAAAACAATTTTTGTTTTTGTTGTAAGATTATTTTCAACGTTTGCATTTGCAGTTACATTAAACGTTACGCCTGTTTGGCGATCGACATATAAAGCGCCATTTTTAATATTTAAAATAGCACCTGCCTCTCGCAAATAGTTTCCGTTACGAAGATCATTTGCTGAATTTGCAAGATCATTAGTCGCACCACGCCAATCACTGAACGTGTTAGTTAAAGTCACATGTGAAATATTTGCATTAGCCATTTAATTAATCTTTATTTTACAACAATTACATCAGCATCTGCAGGATAAAAATATTTTGTTTCATTAAGGTTTTCACCTGAAAGAGCATACGCAACTTTAACGAAGTTTGCATTACGTCTTGTTACTTGTAGATTGCCGCTGCCAGAGAAATAAAATGATGGGGCATCAGAAGTTCCTGGTTTTCTTGCAGAACCAGCGACGGCATAATATTGATCATCCATTGGAGTTGTGAAATTGATTGTGTATTGAATCAAAGTACCCCAACTTGCATTCCATGTACCACCATCCCAACTTTGATCACCAGCAACTGTAATACTTGAAACATTATTGCTACCATTAACTGTAACGGAACCAACAGAAGAACTAAAGTTTGCATATGCTTTTACAAGTTGTGAACCTGCTGCTGCGCCGCTACCCTTGTCACCCTTCGCGCCTTGTGGTCCTTGATTTCCTTTATCGCCTTTATCTGCAGATACGCCAGAAGTGCCTTGATTTCCTTTATCGCCCTTATCGCCCTTATCTCCAATATCCCCACTTCCGCCAATCTCGCCCTTCTGACCTTTTGTTCCTTGGAAACCTTTATCACCAGCGCCTTGCTCGCCTTTATCGCCTTTGTCTCCAGTTCCACCAACAGCAGGTTCACCTTTTGATCCCTGTACACCTTGAAAACCTTGTACACCTTGAAAACCTTGTGCGCCCTGCACGCCTTGCGCGCCTTGAAAACCTTGGAAACCTGGTTCGCCTTTTTCACCATTAACACCAGGCTCACCCTTGACGCCTTTATCACCAAGAACGCTTGGAGCATCAAAAACAATATCTGTAACTTTTGTGTTTGCAATGTTTGCTGAAACAGTAACTGTCGCAATACCAGTTCCGCGGAAGTTTAATCCTCTGCGTGTATTAATGTAAACACCATCTTGATAGATTGGTGTGCGTGATGGCTCAGGATCTCCGTTGATCCAGCAATTACCATTAGCATAACTTGAGCCGACAGTCAAATCTGTTGTGATAGTATTTTGACTTGTAATAAAAGTATTTGAAACTAGATTTTTAGTAAAAATAGAGTTTGCTACTTGAACATAAGATGAAACATTTGTGAAACGAGCATTCGCACCATTTACTGTAATGTCATCTGTCGCGACAAATGTTTTTGTTGTTAATTGATTAGCAATAGAAGCATCAGAGGAAACAAGTAGAGTGGTTCCTGTTGGACGTGTGATGTGAACATTACCAGACGCAACAATTAAATCGCCGTTGTCTTTAACGTAATTACCATTACGAAGATCATTAATTGAATTGGCTAAAACGTTCGTAATGACGCGCCACTCATTAAACGTTTGGTTTAATTGTAATTGTGCAATATTTGCATTAGCCATTAGAATTCTCTACCTTTTCTAAAAGTTTTTTCACCATGTCTTTCAAATCATTGATTTCAGTTTTTAACTCTGCGATTTGTTTTTCTTTTTCTTTATTTTTTGCCATTTCACGTTTGTATGCTTCATCCTTATTCACTGCCTTTCGATCAGTATTTAATAGCGCCATCGTATTGATGTCGCGAATATAAGGAGTATTTTTAACTTTAACGTAAGTGGTCATATTATCCCTTTGGCGTCGCAATAGTGCGCATATCAAGAATTGTTGGGTAAACTGTTGGATCAACAGAAACCATTGCAATCTTAATTGCGAATGTTTTGAACTTGCCGCCAATTGGGTATGTCACATTATTTTCAACATAACTCAATTCGCCTCTATCAAGAGTTGGACGATACTCAATTTGAACTGGTGTCACTTGATCCTTACTTGTAAAGTTTGTATACTTCGTCATTAAACGCCAAGATTTATTTGGAAATGGCTCAGGATCTGCTGCAGAAAGAACTTTATAATAAACGTGAACATCAGTTCCTGGTGGTTTGATCATACGCAAGAATACGCGCATGTCACCAGCATCAAATCCATCTGCAAGAACAATTTGCTTCGAAATATACTTACTGAAGATATTACCGCCAGTTTTACTTGTCTCACCAGCAACTACTGCCGTTGCAGTGGTATTGCCAGCTGAAATAGTTGGAGCAGCAATTGTAAGTGTTGGTGTCGTGATATAACCATATCCTGGATTATCAATCACGATATGATCGATAGTATTCGCAGTTTTGTTTCTTACAGCGTAACCGTTAGCGCCAGTACCATTTCCATCTGGATCAGTAATTGTGATCGCTGCATTTGAAACATAACCAGTGCCAACGTTGGTGATTGAAATCTTACCGTTAGAAATGCCAGCGTTATTAATTACGTTGCGCATTGCAATGATACCAAGACGCTCACGATTAATAACTGGTGAGACATCAGAATCTGAAGTTGTCATTTCAACTTGAACATTGACGCTTTGTTTTGAACCAGCGCTTAACAAGCGACGGCGAGAAGAAGTCTTAATCGAAGTGCTCAAGTCGCCACCAAAACTGTATAATCTATTTGGCGTAATAGTAACAAAATCTGCGTCAAATGCGCCAGTGTTTGCTGATTTAGTTTTAATTTTATAATCAATATCAGTAGATGGGAAGTTTGCTTCTGTTGAGTGTACGAACAAACGATCCATCAACACTAACTTTGTTGGTGGAGTATGTTGGAATCCAAGACGAGCAATAATGTCTTTGGAGAATACGCACTTGTTGATAACAAACATCAAGTCTTGATTTTGATATGGTGTCCATGTTGAAGCGTTTTGCGAACGGAAGAATGAACCAACATATGGTTGTTCAGAAACACGACGTGGTGGATTTGATCCTAAAATGTTTTGACCAAGTTCAGATATATAAACGTCATAATCTGGGGATTCAGATTGTACGATAAGAGCATACTCTGTTTCTGGTAGAAGATAAACTGGATCTTTGAAACTAAATTTGGTTGATGTGCTTGGGTCGTTTGCATCAGGAATGTCTGAGGTTTTTACATCTTTCCATTCAACAACTGACGTTGCAATTACACTTTCAGTTGGGAAACCGTTAAGAGTTGTAACGATACGGCAACTTACTGGCAACTGTAAACGATCTACACCACCTTCTTGTTCAGCAGATTTTGGCTTTGACTTGAAGAATAAATCAATGCTGCTTACAAAGATACCATAATTTTGCTTGGCGCTTTTTGGTAGCGGAGTGAAGAATGTTTGCGCAACAGGATCTCTACGACGACGACGAGTTGTAGTTGGTTGTGTCGTTGGAGGTGTCACCACCTGTGTTGGTGGCGCTTGAACTGGTGGTACGACTGTTTGTGTTACCAATCCTTGAGCAACATATTTTGCTGATGCATATAAACTATTATCGCTATCTTTTGATGATAATTGATCTGTAACTACGAAAAGTTTTTCGCCAGTCGTAAATTTAAAGTTTGGTGTTTCTGGGATATGAAAAATGCCAGAGAGTGTTGAATATTCATCAACGGCTAGTTTACCAATTGAATATTTGGTATTTGTAGTAAACTCAATTGATGGTGCAACGTTGAGAACTAATTCAGTTCCATTAATAACATTTTCAATTGTACGAGCCTGTCCAAGACCAGTACCAGAGGCAATATAAACGACATTACCAACAATTGAACTTGAAACGTTTGTTGAAGTAAATAGTGTTCTGCTATTTCCGCTATTTGCGCGGAACACAATACCTGAATTGTGTTGTGTTGTTGAAATTGTTAGTGTATTTCCAGTTTCTGCTGAACGAATTACTTGTGAAGTGGCAAAACGATTGTTTGCAATTATGCTTGCGAGATTTGCAGAAAATGTACTATTGAGTTTATACAAAGTACTGCGAACATTACCGACTGCAACATTACCTGAAACGGGCGAAATAGCCAATACAGAATTAGCATGATCCCAAAGTTCTACGCGACCGATAAAATCGCTCGTTGCGTATGAATTGCTACCTGCTGCTGATGTTTGATAAACAATGTCATTTGCGGCAAAGTCTGTTGATGTAAATGAACCAACAGGCAAAGTCATGTTTGCTGTAATAAAATTCTCATTTATATACAACGTATTATTTGCAGTAGAGATAACCTTACCATAGGCTTTGGTGGTATTATTAATGACGCCGCCATTTTGCGCAAAATTAGAACTTGCAACATTTTGTGTCACAACGATTCTTGTTGGTTTTTGAACGAAATTATTTACAGCAATATCGTCAAAAAAGAAGTTCACTTCTTTGTCTGGACGTAAATTTGTTGCGGTAAATAAAACCTCTCGTGCACGAACGAAAGGAATCACTTGTGCATTAACTAATATTCTTTGTGCGCTGTCTGTCATTTTGATTTTACCTATTATCTTCTATCGTAACGAAATCTCAAAAAATCAACGTCAATTGAAGCGCGACCACTTGTCGCAGCTGTTCTTCTTGCAGAGTCAACACCTAGTGAATTTTCAATTACCGTAACATCAACACCTTGACCAGTTCTTGGTTGAGTATCTGTAGATGAGCCAAAAAATTCAACTAGTGATGATAGTGGACGTTGACCATCTACTGTTCTAGTAGTATCTATAGTTGCTGCTGGCTCACTATTTAAAACGCCCCAAATGCTTTCTTCTGAAAAATTAGCAAGAGATGGAACATTTACGCCAGCGCGTGTTGAAATCAAACCACCAGTAAATTGAGCAGCATTAATTGGCACTAATGAGTTCAATAGCAAGTCATCAGAAGAAGTCACTGGCAATATAGTTGAATTTATTCCGCCTGGTTGAGTTGCAGCACCAACAAGATTATTTAGACCTTGATTGTCAGCGCTTTGATTTGTTGTAGTTGGAACAAGTTTATCGGAAACGAAAAAGTCGCTCTCAGGATTTAATTTTAAATCACCCTCAAATCTAGCAAATTCATAAGGTTGTACTGAAATTGATTTTGTTGCGGTTACTTGTGAAACTGCAACTTCTTCAGTATAATCTAATGTGATGGTTTTATCGTTAATGCGATAGCCACTTGCGCCAGAAATTGCTGACGAGAAAATTAATTCTAACGGAACTTTTTCAACGTATGGTCCTAATGCCATTTTAAACTCCCTTACTCAATCGACGCTAAAAAGTCGTCACTGGTAATATCTGCAGTTAAGAATCCTTCAAACGTATCAACAACGATACCGTATTTTTCTTTCTCGCGCAAATTATCTTCATAAAGAATTGCGGTATCTGATGCAAGCGCTTCAATTTGCGTCAATGCAGTATAGTTTTCTAAAGATTCAATTCTCTTCTCAAGAGTACCAATATCGCGCATTGTAAATCGTTTATTTTCAACGTACTCAAGTTTAATTTCCGATACATTCGCAGCGTATGCTGGTGAATTAATAATGTATAATGTCATTGCGTCTTGCGCGTCTGATGGTGGCACAGGAGCAACTGAGGAAACGCCTCGGACAATTTTAAATTCTTTGTCTTTTGTCAACATCAACTTATCAATTCTTGGTAAATAGAATTGATAGGATAATTCCATAACCTCAGATGGCTTTTGAACGCGACCACCCAAGAAAGATACAGAAGGTTGACCTGCTGTTCTTGTTGGTCTAAAGTCAATACAATCGCGAAGATTATAATAACCACCACTTTGACTGTAGTAAATTGGGATTGCGCCTGATGCATACTCTGAAGCAGGGTATGAATCAACATTAAAATACCCAGAAGATGCGCCAGCAGAGTGATCGTAGTATTTACAGAACACAACTAACTGACCCTTTGGTGCATTATATCCTGGTTTCAAGATAATGCTTGCGTGATCGTAGAAGTTATCTCTTTGACCACCATCTAGATAATAGTTATTAGTGATATCAATTGCATTTGTTGTATTTGGTGCGTAATTAATATCGCCTGAATCGTAAATCTTAATAATTTGAAGAACATCTGGAACATACAAACTCATTGGAATTCCAGGTTCTGTTTCAATTACACCAGCGCTGGTATACCAAATATGTCCACGCGACCCATCAATTCTGACCGAAGCGCCGATTGGTGCACCGACTGAAGAACCATTTGTTGGCGTATCCGAAGCAGTCAATACAGTATTGGATGTATTACCAACAACAGTCTTACGGCGACGAGCAACAGATTCTGTTTGAGTATCATCAACTTTAACAGTTAAGATAACATCAGCAGTAATTGGCGCACTTGTTCCAGTATAAACAATGATAGATTTTTCGCTTGTTTGGAATACGCCAGAAGTTGCGGTCGTTAAATCTACAATTGCGCCATTTGAATATAGTGTTGAACCCGCATTGCTACGAATTACGACCATAATATCGGCATTGGCTTGTGTATCGGAAACGAAAGAGTTCGTTCTACCGAAGGTAAATGATTCGCCTGTTGATAGATGTCCACCACCGTCGGATAGTGTGATTTGACCATTACTTGTAAACGTCAAGTTTGTTAAAACTTTTCTGTGGTAATAGTCAGCATTAGTAATTGAACCGTTTGCGAGATAATTTTGACCCAAACGAAATACCATAGTATTTAAATTAGTATCCGTTAAGTAAGTGTTGCTTGTTGCATCCTTACTATCTGGGTGCACGTCCATTGTGGCATAAACGCTACGAATTGTATTCCAATTACCATCAGTTGCTGAAGGCGTATAAGCAAGAGAATCTGCGTCTTTAATTGAGAAGTCGATTCTTGCTTCACCACTTGGAACTGAAGTAAATGGTGGCGTTACAGTTGCTACTTTTGAACCACCAACATAATTTGTAATTAAACGACTATCGCCCGTTGATACAACAGTGACGATTGCATTCGTATATGCATTATTGACGGCAGAGAAGTCGTTAGGTAAAGTGATTGTTGATAGCGATCCACTTACCGTAGTGAAACTGAGCGGTTGAACATTAGCGTCACAAATATACAATAGATACGAATCAGAAGATTCGCGATCAAAATTACGGACTTTTGCTGTACCGATTCGTGTATTTGAATATGTTCCGTAAGAGAACTTATCGACATTGGCGCTGTCTACGCAATGCAAGTCAATAGTTGGTAATGAGAAGTTAAAGAAACCTTGATTGCTTGATCTTACATTTGCAACGTAAAGATAGTTACCATATTCAATGTTTAGATCGAAATCAGTAGAAGTTTGCTTATCGCGAGCCTTTGAAGCAAGCAACTGCGTTGCACCAATTGTCTCAAATTCAAAACCTTTAACGTATGCTTTGCCTGGAGTTAGATTTACAATGTATGTGTTACCAGTAGCATCTTTTGTATTAGCTGTTAAAGTTGCGCGGAAATTGCGAACTGTATAATCGCCAGACTCGTCAAAGGTACGACGAGCAAGGTTTTCTTCTAGTTTGTTATAAATCGCATTATCTGTTCTTCGCGTCCAAGTACCATTTTCGATACGACCTAATTCGAAGAAACTTAAATCGTCAGAAGAATTTAGATTGCGTTTGGTTACATGTAAGCCAAATTTGTAACGATTAGCGCCAGGAGCTTGGAAATTTGCAGATTCAACTGCTGGATCTAATAATGTAGAATCCTGTGACGCTGTGACGATGCTATCATCAATTTCTAAACCAATTCGATAGTTTGGTGAGGTTCCATATGGATCTAGCGAAATAATTGATGGCGAAACATGCACAAAGTATCCATCAACATAAAATACACCTTCGCCGACGCTTAATGTACTGCTTCGACCAACTGGACTTGTTGTAGTTGCAATGGTTGCTTGAAATCTTGAAGTATCGACGCCAGTAGTTGCGATTGTCTGACCTGCTGTAAATGCACCACCAGTCAACATCTTTACGATGAGTGTTGGGAAACTACCTGCGGCTGTTGACGTGTATGAAGTTAAAACACGAGCAGAAACTCTACCGTCTGGGCTTACAATCTTTCTACCGACGAAGTTATCTAAATCTACGTCCTCATTACCAAAAATTGGTAAGAGTTTGATGTAGGTCGCATTGGTTGTGTCAAGGGTAAGTTCACCACCAATAACTGGACTACCATCTTTAAAAATGTGATCGCCAAACTTTCTAATCTGATCGTGAATGATCGTCTGAATTTGAGTTAATTCACGTGCTTGAACTGGGTACTCTGGACGGAATAGAATACGGACATAGTTGTTGTCCTCGTCAAAATCGTCGAAGTATGGTGTTGAATTAAAAGTTTGCGCGTCAACCCTTGCCATGTTATCTTACCCTTATTGAATTTTTACAATTAATCTAATATTTTCAGCTTGTTGATCGTCACGAACGATGGTGCAGCGATTATCAACATAGAGCAATCTACCAGTAAATGGAGAAACCTCAGTATCTTCTTTTGTTACGATTGATGTTTTTGTTCCTGTAGTTGCCCCAATCACTGCACTATTAAAATTCGGAGTTCCACGTATATTATTCAAATGTAATGTTTTTGTATCAATATCCCAGTGGACGACTGTACCAGTAAATTCTGAATTTGACAGCAAAGATCCCTGATAAACTATTTCGTCCAACTCATATTTATTGCCCGAAGGAGGAGTGGTTACGTTAAGTTTTGTCGTTGTAGAATAGACAAAATCATTAGCAAATGCTGCGGTCGATGGATATAATCTTGGATTTATCAATAAACCGATCTGACGATAATCTAACTTTTCAGAACCAGAAATTGTTGGGATTTTGCCGCCCTCGTCGCCATCCAATTCAACGGCAAACATAACGTGAGACGCGCCGAGTTCGTATACTGGATCTGAGCCATGACCGTTCGTTGGTGGAATTACAACATCAAATGCAGCATTTGAACCCGTTGTACCTGTATCGTCAACTACAACATTAGCATAAGAATAACCAGAACCACCATTAAGTATCGTTAATGCAGTAATGTTTCCACGTTCAACTTTTGCAGTAACATTTGCGCCAATACCGTCTCCAGTAATGATTATAATTTGAGCAGAGTTACTATTTCCGTTGCTAATATAACGTGTTCCGTTATTTGCAATTTTAATAACGTCGATCGCCCCAACTGCGGCAGATCTTGCAACGATAGAATCAGTAAGAACTGGCATCCAGGTCTTACTCATAAATTTGATCTTTTTACTTGCAGGGATTGTATACAAATACTTCCATTTGTAACCATCAGAAAGTTCAATAAACGGATCTTCTGGTAATTGTCCTGCTACCGTAATTTCTGGTTGAATATCTGAGTTTGCACTTTTGTTATTAAATAAACATTTGAAAACTTGATCTTTACTGTTGCGAACATAAAACTTTTTCGAATAACGAGGCGCACTGTCTGTAATTTTATAAATTGTGTTAGTATTGATGCTAGCAGCACTAAACTGAGTATTAACTGTTAAGAAAGTATTGTTAGTAACATTTACAACTTCGCGAACAATACCATTAATTCGAATAATATTATTTGTCGCAACGTTCGTACTGAATTGAGTTCCATTACCGCGAACATTAATGCTACCAGCGGCTACGTTTACAGTTCCAGGTAAAGTTGAAATTTTCAAAGTCGTAAATAAATCTTCCTCGTCATCGTATGCATCATAAACCGTATTAGCGACCCAATCTTCTCTTGGAACTACAATTTGAATATCAGAACCTGTGATCTTCTTTATCGCAATCATATCGCGATAAACTTGATTGGTATATTCAGTAGTTTCTTGAGGAATCTCAATTAAAGAATCTGTTTCGTCCCATTGCAATGGTCGACCAATTGTGACGTAAGTATTTGCGGTCGCGCTCGCAAATATGTTTGTGAAATTCTCAGCAACTAACGCGCCAAAATTCTTTAATAATTTACTGCTAACGTTATTCATTCTTCTTTAAGCCTCAGGGATTATTTTATAATCTACGTCTGTGTAAGTTGGAGAAACAATATAAATTCTGCTATTACCGTTTAAACTTGTAAATACAGTATTGCATGTAATGCGATTTGTTACGTCATTAATGGTCTCAATCTCGGCAATTACAACATTTGATATATTTGCATTTACAGTATTTGCAACATTAATGCTAATTACATCACCAATTTCTAAGAACGAACTCAATTCAATTGTCGTATCATAGATCGTAATTACGTTAGAATTTGTCATAACATTAGCGCGACCAAATCCAACAAAAGAAAGATTACTTTCTAATACTAGTGTTGTATTGTCGATAACTTCCGTAATGTATTTAGATTGCTCTCTATAACTGTTTCCTGTGTCAATAACAAGAATATCATTGGCATTTGCGCTGCTAGTAAATGACGTACCAACACCTTCTACTGTTGCAGTATTAGCCTCAACATTAATCGTACCAACAAGCGGAGAAATGATTGCTACATTCAATGTTTCTTCATTCGAAAGAACATTAATTTCTCTATCGACATTATATTGTCCAAATAGTATTTGACCTGCAGGATGTAACGTATTCAATACAACGTTACGGTAAGCGTCTAATGCTTTATCAACAGCAATAACATAAGAATAATCGTGATACTTTCTTGGTCCCTGTAAACGTTTACCTGAACTTAAGAAACCATCTGTATTAAAGAAATAACCATCGTATTGAATAACACCGTTTGCAAAAAATGCGTTTGCTTTTGCGCGCCCATCACCATATGTTATAACTTTATATGTTCCATTTGAATATTGAGCAACATTAAAGGTGACATTTGAGTCTGCACGAACGTTAGCCGTTGTGAACGTGTTTTGGACGTTTAATGTTCCTGCGTAATTATAGAGACGAAGCATAGAAGTTGTTTCGTTATAACTATCAACTAATGCAGTAAAGTCTGTTGTGGCGCCAGTATTTTGCCAAACTCTTTCACCAGCCACAATAATTTTACCAGCAGCATCAGTTGGTTTCACATAAATGTCTTTTACTTTTAATGAGACATTTGGAGTTGAAATATAATCAAACCCACGTTGTACAATTCTGAAGTCGTCAATAACGCCATTATCATCAACTAGTGTATTTGCGATTTCATTATTACTTAAAATGCCAGCAATCAATACTGCGTTTGCACCACCAGTCGTTTGAACGCTAACATTTGGAGCGGCATAATAACCTTCTCCACGTTCAGTTACTGTAATTTCTGTAATGTCACCTAGCCCACCAATAGCAGAAACGTGAGCATTGGCGCCATAACCGACAGAGGTTGAACTATTGAATAAAATTAAGTCGTTAACTGCATAACCTGTGCCGCCAGAAATAATTCGTACATTTGCAACTTGACCAAGATCTTTCATTCTTGGTCGATTTTCAACATAAACTTTTACATTTTCATTAATTAAGGCAGAAAATGCACGATCAACAACTAATAGTACTGAACCATTTTCTTGAGTTAATGCTTGAACTATTTTACGCATTTCGCGTGTTGCGCGACTATTCTTTTGAACAATCAATACATATGATCCCTCATAATATTCTACAGGAGAGGTAGACAAATATAATGATCGTGTATTTGGTCCAGCGAGCGGAGTCGTGTCAATTGATATCATAACATCTTCGTCGGCAACTAAATCGCTCGCGTAAAATGTCTCAAATTCAATTTCTGGTGGTGACGCATAACCTGAGCCGCCTTGACGAACTGTTACGACTCTTAAAGGAGCAACTTCTACTTCAGAGAAGGCAAATGCTTGACCAAGAGTTGTAGCAATTGTTGAACTTCCGATATTCACAAATCCATAGTCAGCCGCTTGCAATTCAATATCTTTTTTAAATCCAATAGTATCCGTATTCAAAGATAGTGTTACAGCATTGTCAGTATCAACGGCGCGAACAAATATATTTGCACCATGACCTTCTGTTGGGGTGAGTGTGGTGACAAAGGTGCCTGTGAATGGGCGATAACCTAAACCAGCGTCAACTAGATCTATTGTTTCAATACCACCAGTACTGACATTTTTAACATAGGCTTCGGCTTTAATTGCATCTAACGAATCTGCAAGTCCACCATAAAAGACAACAGGGTCACCTGGATAAGAAATAGCATTTGTATCTGGGTCAATTTCTAATCCACGATATTTTGTTCCTCTTCTATTTGGATCAATTTTAAGATCGTAAATAGAACCAATCAATTCTTCGCGAATTAATTTAGTCGTTTCGTCCGTATCGACGTATGTTATTGTAATAAATTCGCCAGCAAAGAATGGTCTATTCTTTTCGTCATCTCTGCTTGAAATGAAAATTTCTAGTATTTGTCTACCAGAGTCGCGATCAATAGTTTTATATGCACCTTCAATAATGCGACTAGCCTTTGATTGCTCGCCATTAACTGTTCTTCCTTTCAACAAGGTAGTATCAATAGCAAACAATGTGTTTGATGCAGTTAAACGAATTGCCTGAGGCAAAATCCATTTACCGTGAGACGCTTTTAAAATGTCATCTCTTGGGCTATACAAATCGACAGTTGTGTTATACAAAGACCGAAATAAGAACGCATAAGATAAATTTGGTTGGGAACGTAAAGATGTAATTTGTTTTGATAATTTAGTTCTATCTAATGTATCAGAACCACAATTATCGTATGCAAACTGCATTGTACCATCAGCGCGAACAGACCCTTGCGAACCTTGTGATCCTTGTGTGCCTTGCGAGCCTTGCGAGCCTTGTGAGCCTTGCGAGCCTTGTGGTCCTGGTGGTCCTTGATTACCCGTTGTTGGTATTACGCCACCAAGAGTATTATTCGTAATTAAATCCGAATATTCTGAATTGTCAAGATCAAATAAATTGATTAAATTTTTATTATGGTAAATTGTCGCGCCTAAACTCGAATCTTCTAACCATTCATAATAGGCTTTTAAAAATTGAACGAATTTTGGATGATCCTCGGCGACAAATGATGGCACTTGGCTATCAACAAGATTAGAAATATTTTCGTTAATCTTTGCCATATTATGCTTCGACTGGCGTTAATTCTACAATTATACTTTGTGGATCATCATATTTCATTGTGATGACTTTATTTCTTATTGACTGGAATACCGTCGTTTCTGGTTTTGCATGAACGCTTAATTGTTTAGCGTCATTTAAAATATCGAAGAAAGTCATATTATTTAAAACGACAATACCAGTATCATAATTAATAGTTCCAATGTTGTCGTTTAAAATAACTTTTTGTTGGTTTTCGTCAAAATAATAAGTTCTCAACGTACCACTCTTACCTTGTGTTACAACTTTAGCAGTTGCGCCACGAGCCTCAGGACCACCACCAGTAATTTTTACTGTAGCCGTTGTATATTCAAAGCCACGTTTTACAACATTGATGCTACGAAGAGCACCGTTATTAATCACAGCAACTGCAGTAGCACCAGTACCATCACCGACAATTTCAACTGTTGGCGTTTCTGTGTAGTTTGAACCAGGGTTTACAACCTCAATTGAATCTACACCAGAGAATGAGAAAGGCACTTCTTCAATGAAGCAAGAACGTAATGTATCTGTAGAATCAAAAATAGTAAATTCTGGGGAAGAGTATAAGCGATTATCTGTTGTTCCACGAATTAAAGGAACGCCGAAATCTAGCGTATAAGATCTTGCCGTTGCATTTAGTAAAGGTTTAATCTTCTTTTCAACAAATACGTTTAATTCAGTGCTCAATATTGATGGATCTGCATCATCAATGCGGCGAATTAAGCGCGAAGATCTAAACGTTGCATTAAACTTATTCAACTCAAGATTTACAAATGATGTTACTGCAGCCTTAATGATACTTTCAATTTGTGAAGGTGTTTTATTTGTTTTTGCAGGATCATATGTTGATTTAATTCTTAAGTTTAAGTAATTGTAGTCGGCGTCTCTAAATTCTGGTGTAATTGTTAAAATGCCGATTGGTTTTAGAACTGTTTCCTTAATAAATTCTTTTTCAGTTTGCGTGATCTCAAAACCATCTCTTGGTTTTGCTGAAATATAAACTCGACCAATTTCTGGTGGATTTTCTTCTTCTCCACTCCAAACTGTAACAGAATCGAAGTATGGATATTTTTTATTGATTAATGCAATGTAATCGTTTTTAGTTACTGCACGGTTTTGCGACAAATAACCTTTTGGTGCACTAAAGCGAATGCTTTCAATAGATTCAATTTCAGCACCAGAAGCTGCAGATTGAATTGTTGTTATTGCAACATTGCTAAATCCATCAATAATATCAATCATTGAGAACGTATTTGCTTTATTAGCAAGAGGACCGTCTGTAATTAAGTATGTAACAACAACCAAATTACCATCCTCTAATTTTTTACCGATAATTCCATCACCAAAGTAAATTTGATATTTACCGTTATCAACTTCATCAAGATAATATACGGTACTATTTTCATCAACAACACTTGCATCGTCTGCGAGAATATATTTTTGCGTTGATAAATTTGTTGCTGACTGTTGAACAGTTACTTCAATCGTTGATATATCAATACCGACATCTGGTATTTTAAAGCGCTGTTTTGGATTTGAAACATTATCTACTACGAAAGTATAAACTAATGGAGTTCCTTGTTTAAGAACAGCATTTGCATATGTAAATTTGTTGCCTGATTTAGTCAAAACTTTATCTTGTAGCAAAACGAATGGAAAGTTAGTTCCACTAATATTTTCGCTTCTGAAACGAGTAAATCTTGGCACAAGTAAAAGATTTTGTGTGTCACCGATTGGAGGTGTAATTTCAATGTTCACGCGAGCAAGAGGTGCAACTCTTGAACGTGGAGTATACCCCAACATTTTAGCATGAGAGACAACGGATTGACGAAGGTCGGCAGTATCCAAAAACATCTCATTGGCAATCATATTTGTATAATATGCCAAATAGTGAGTGTTGTATGCAAGAATATCCAAGAGGATGTTTAGTCCTGCACCCTCAAAGTCGTAATCTGTAAACTCTTCTCGGGTTTTGAGATAGTTCTTTAGATTTTCCTTAATAGTTTGGAATTCTAATTCGGTAATTTGAATCTTCGATTCTGCCATTTTAAATAACCTATCTTAATCTTTCTAGAAAAAGGTTTAACGTTACAGGTTCTATGCGATTAATCAGAAAGAACTCAATTGTTACGTTATATCCCTGATTGTCCTCGTCAGCCTGAACATAAACGTTGCGTAACTTAACGCGTGGTTCGTAATTATTAATCGTAAGTGAGATTTCTTTCTGCAATAATGAGCCAGTTCCTGCATCCATTGGTTCGAATAATAAGCGTCGAACATTTGAACCGATAGACGGATTAAATGGCTTTTCAAAGTAGTTCAATAAGATAAGATTCTTGACGGCAGTTATAATTGCACGATCGCCAAGTTTCTTATCGACATCTTTTGTGACTGGATTAATACCAAAATTTAAATCTAAATCTTTGTATAATCTTGATGTGTTTGATGCCATTTTCGTATCTAAACGGTAATAGGATTATTTATAGGTTATGCCAAGCGATGGTAGCCCTGTTTGTACAATCTAAAATTGTTAAACGTTGCATTCTTCACCACGGTCGTTCCCGCTGGGCGATTTCCTGCCTTATTGTATGAGATGTGAATCCAAGGTAAACCAGTTCCCGTGGTTTTATATTCGAGCAATAACTGATCGTGTGGGACGTTATCGCGAATCCAGAGAGCAATATCGTAGTATTCTGTTTTACTTATTCCTGGGAATTGCAGATCTGCAGCCTGACCGATTTCATGTTGCGAACGACCTGCTGAAGAGCCTTGTGGTTTGCGGAAAGCGTTCGTAACAATCATATTTGCATACTTTTCCTTGATTGGATCGAGGCAGTTGACCGCAAGAAGTTTTAAGTTGCAAACGATTTGGGCTTTGGTTAAACCGCGTTGAGGTATAACTGGTTGCTTTTCTACAATCGCATTTGAGGACAGTTTACCCAAATTCCAATACTTGGATAACATCATATTTGAATCAAATTCTTCCTGATCCTCAGGAATACCGCATTCATTCACCTTTCCGCTTGGAGCCTTCGG